GAGCGTGCCGTCGCCATAATCGCGTTAGCCTCGGCCTGCGAGCCGCCCTGCGCGATGGTGGCCTGAGCGGCTTTCTTGGCTGCCGAGGCGATGCCGTCGAGCGCGTCCTGATTGGCGCGACCCTTCTCGCTACCGATATCGAGGGTCCTGCCGTTTTTCTTGATCGCCTCGGTGGCGTCGTCGTAGCTCGATTCGAGCCCGCGCATCGCATCGCGCTGGCCGAGCAGCGCGTCGGCCGCCTTGTCGATGGCCTCGCGCTGCTGGTCGACCGTCTGCGTGAGGTTCTTCGCCGCGTCCGCGGTGTTGGTGTTCTCGCGAGCGGCGGCGTCGAGGGCGTTCTGATACTGCGGGAAGAACTCCTTGAGCTTCTCGACGCTCGTGCCCTGCTCTTCGGCCTTGCGCCGCAACAGCTCGAAGTCCTCGGCGGCTTCCTTGGCGTTGCCGCTCGACACCATTCCGGCGAGGCTTGAGTCGAGAGCCTGCATCCGCTGATTGACGGCGTCGATCTTCTGCCAGCCCTGCCCGAGCCCCTCAGCGATGAAGCCCGTGAACGTTTCGATGCCAGCCGCTGCGTTGCGACCCGAGTCGTTGATGCTTTTGAGGTCGAAGTCGATGTGCTGCAAGGTGCCCGAGCCGTCCTTGCCGCTCTTGCGCAGCTCTTCGAGCGCCTTGCGTGTGGTGTCGACGCCCTTCGCCCCAGCATCTGAGGACATGAAAGCCGAGGCCGTCGCCATCGCTCCGAGGGCACCGGCGACCTTGCCCGCGCTCCGGGCCATCCCCCCGAGCCTGGTGTCGGCCGAGAGCGCGCCCTGTCCGAGGTTGCGCATCTCGGTGTGGGCGGCCTTGATCTTGGGGCCGAGCAGCACGGCGGCGGCACCGACGGCGCCGAGGATGACGATCGTCGCCTGCATCGGGCCCGGCAGGTTGTTGAAGCCCTCGGCGAGCGTGGCCGCCGCCGTGGCGGCCTTCGCGAGGATGGGCAGTAGCGCGTTGCCGAGAGATGCCTTTGCGTTGTCGAACTGCGCCGAGGCGATCCTGGCTGCATTGGCCGCCCCGTCCGAGGTGTTCTGGAAGTCGCCTTGCGTCTGCGAGGTCTGCTTCATGATGATGTTGAGGCGGGCCGTCGCCTTCTCCTGCTCGGTGAGCGACGACGCCGCGCGCTTGCCGGTCTCGGCGAGCGCGGCAGCCTCCACCTTGGCCGCCGAGAGGCCGACGCCGTACCGTTCGAGTGGGTCAGCCTCGCCGCGCAGGCCAGCCTGAATCGCTTCGAGGGCATCGGGCACCGACGTGTTGAAGACGCTCGCCATGTCGGCGGCGCGCTTGGTGAGGTCGATCGTCCACTTCGTTGTGTCCTGCATCGAGAGCCCGGTGTTCTTGAGCATGGCCCCGAGCGGCGTCGCCATCGCGTTGAACGCGCTCTGCGAGAGGCCGAACGAGGCGGCGTTCTGCTTGCCCCAATCGGTGATCTGCTTCGCGCTCGACCCGAACGTCACGTTCACGGCGTTGAGTGACTCGTTGAGATCGCTCGCCTGCTTGACCGAGTCCGTGACCAAGTTCTTGATGCCCTGCGCGGCCTTCATCGCGATGTCGGCCGTGAGCACGCCCGCGGCGGTCTTGCCGATCTCGCGCAACGTGTCCTTGAACTTGCCCGCGTTCTTGTTGGCCTGGTCGAGGCCCTTCGCCGACTGATCCGTCGACCGCACCGTGATGTCAACGGTGTTCTGACTCACTGCGGTTCACCTCCCTTGTGCGGCAACGGAATCGGTACGACGGGTCAGTCGAGCGCCTCGACCGGCAGCGACGCCACGAGTTCGGCGTCGGCTTCCTCGGCCAGCGCCTCGGCGTGCAGCTCGGCCGCGGTGATGACGGCCTGCCCGCCGCCGTCGGTCTCGACCGTGGTCAGCCATCCCATGATGATCTTGAGCACGAAGTCGTCGTCAAGATCGGCGATGCCCTCGGCCGTGGCCGGGATGGGGTCGCCGGTCTCGGGGTCCTCGACGTTCCACGAGACGAGCGCGCGGGCGAAGCGGTCGAACAGGCCGAGGATCGCCCGCGCGTCCGACTCGGTGATGTCCGGCCCGTCCGTCAACTCCATGAGCTCGGCGGCAGCCCGTAGCGCGGACTGACTCGCCCGCCGGACGGTCACGACGAGCCCTTCGAGCTCTCCCGTGAACGGGAGCGTGACCGTCCGGCGCCCCGGTGCCTTGAATCCCATGTCGCTACCTCACGCCCACGTGGGCACGGTGCCGTCGGCGAGCACGCCGGGAACCGCGAAGGTGAGCTCGCCTGCCGCGGAACGGGTGAGCGGGTAGTCGGTGAACAGCACCTCGTTGGCGAGGGTGTCGCCGGACACCGTGAGCGTGACCGTCCTGGCAACCGAGGTACTCGGCACGGTCTTGAACACCGCGTGCGCGTTCGCCGCCGAGCTGTCGTCGAACACGCCGTTGAGCGTGATCGAGAAGTCGGCCAGCAGCAGCAGGCGCTCATAGGCGCTCTTGTCGATGCCAGTGATGTCCTGCACGCCGCGGGGCGTCGAGAACGCCAGGTTGGTGATGTCGTTCTTGATGGCCTGCGCCGAGCCCGCACTGTCGTCGACAGAGCAGGTCGTCCACCCAAGGCCCGATTCCTTCGCCATGAGGGGTTATCCCTTCTCGATCCGGTCGGCGATCCGTAGTTGGTGCTCGCCGAAGTCGTCCACCCAATCCGCGGCGCGGACGTGGGCCCTTACCGTCCCGAAGTTCTGCCGCCAGTCACCGAGATGAACGGCGTAGGTCTCGGGACGAGTCTTATGGTCAGTGAAACAGCGCTGCCCGCTCTCGAAGATGAAGCAGGTCATGCCGTCGCCTGCGCGCTGCTCGCGGAACGTGCGCCGCGAGCGGGTGCGGATGTACTCGGCCTGCGCGCGGCCGAGGTCTGTCCGCTCGTCGATGATCGACCGCCAGCCGTTCCGGTAGGCCCCGCAACCGACCTGCTCGCAGGCGGCCCGCTCGGTGGTGTCCCGGGGGCTGTCGATGGTGTAGGTCTTGTAGGCCGCCGCCGGGCCGACGGGCTCGATCCGGTTCATGGGTCGCATGATCAGAACATGAGGGCGACGCCCTCACCCTTCACGAAGTTGACCGCGAACGTGGCCGAGGTGAACGTGCCCGAGCTGACGTACCGGATGTAGCGCCGGACGGTCGCGGTCGAGCTGCTCGCGATGATGAACTGCCCTCCGGCGGTAGTAAACGCCGTCGTCGTCGCGCCGGTGACGTCGGAGAATGAGGCGTTGTCGGCCGAGTCCTGCACCTTGATCGTGACGCTCGTGCCGGTCACGCCGGTGCAGTGCACCGCCATCGCCCACCCGAACGATGCGCTCGCCGTGGTGTCAACGCCGGTGCCGTTCGTCCCGGTGGTGTCCGTCTTCATGCCCGCGGTGAGCTGACGGCCCCACAGCAGCCCGTAGGCGTTCGCCACCGCGTTGACCCCGAACGTGAACTGCCCGTCGTTGCCCCGGGTGCCGTCGTAGTTGACCTGCTTCGCCACGATCGAGGCGGCCGAGTTGCCGAGCACGGTCCCCCGGAAGTAGGAGGCCACCACGTCGGCGGTCGGCAGGGCCGACAGCTTCGGGTGCGCCTGTCCTGCGGCGTCGTTGAAGAACGACGTCCACTCGATCCGGCCATCGCGCAATCCGCCGATACGCTCGTGCGCGCTCTTGTCGATGCCGGTCACGTCGATGGTCTGAATACCGCCACCGACGTTACCGAGCTGCTGCGTGTCTCCTGAGAGGTTGTACCCATCGACGTAGAAGTTGTCGCCGAGCCCGCTGTCCTTGCCCATCGTTCACCCCTTTCCTAGGCGCTCTGCGTCCACAGATCGTTCATGATGAGCGGCAACGTGATGTCGATGATCCTCATCAGCTTGCCGTCTTGGTTGAGGTAGCCCGCCTGCGAGCTCATCGGTATGCCGTAGGCGCCGAGCAGGTCGACGTTGCGCACGGACCCGCCGAGGTCGAAGTCGTCCGAAAACGACGCCATGAGCTTGATGTTGGCCGCGAGCATCGCCGGGTCGATGGCGTCCTGTGGCTCGCTGATCATCGAGGTGTAGAGCCGGATGCGGAAGACGAGCCGGGCCGAGGTAGCCGAGAGCCCGCTCGCGCTCACGGCCGGGCCCACCGAATCGAGCCACACGGCGGCCGTGAGGCCCGAGCCGGGCGCGCTCTTGGGCTCGTGCTTGTTGACCCGGGCGAACATGCCCGAGGCCAGCATCGGCGAGACGATGCCATCGAGCACGGCCACGACAGTTGCTTCGGCAGTCATCGGGTCACCCCATCCGTCGGATGTACTGCGAGACGACGCCCCCGGCGATGTGCCGGACGCGCGAGCGGGTCACCTGCGCGGCCCGGCGGAACGAGGCGTAGCCCTTGAAGCGCGTCGTCGCGTTCCTGCTGCCGTTGCCTTCGAGCCACGGCCCGTAGACGACGCCTCTGTCGTTGACCACCCGGTCGGTCATGTACCCGACAACGTTGATCTGCGTCTCGTAGTACGGGGTGGGGTTCTTGAGCGAACCGTCGAGGTTGTGCTGCACCTGTTCGAGCGCGTAGCCCGCTACCCGATCGACGATCGCCTGCGTGACCTCGTGGCCTGCCTGCACGGCCCGGCCGTCGAAGATCGGACCGGTGAGCTTGATCTCGATCGCTTCCATGTCAGACCGTCCGGAGCCGGCACTGCTGCCCGTAGTTGGAGGCCACCCGGTCGCGCAGGTCCGGCAGGCCGACGCCGAGCTTCGTCCCGGACCCCTGCGGCCCGTACTCGCGGGCGTAGCCCGCCCGGCCCGAGAGCAGGGTCGTGACGGCCGAGGCGACCGCGAGCTCGACGACGTCACCGGGCACGACGTGGCGCTCGATGCTGGCCGCGTCGAGGTGGCTCGCGGCCGTCGAGCCGCGGGCCCCGCGCTCGACCGTGCACGCCCGGCGGGCGTAGACATCGGCACCGGTGGTGTGCGCCGCGAGCACCGAGCCGTCGGCCGCGCGCTGCACCGTGAGGTTGTTGCCCGAGATGTCGAGCACGAGCATGCGCTCGCTGTCCACGAGCAGCAGCTCGCCCTCGGCGTACTCGCTGCCGGTCGAGACCGCGACCGTCCGGGCAGCCTCGCTGGCCGCGAGGTCGGCGCCGATGTTCTGGCCCGAGTCGGCCCACGCTTTCGCGGTCACGATCATGCGCTCGGTGCCGATGATCAGGTGATCGCCGACGCCCACCTTCGAGCCGTCGGTCACGGTGAGCGCGGTCACGCTGGCGTTGATGGCCCCATCGAGCGCCCCGGCAGCCTCGCGGTCGTCGCCCTGCCCCCACAGTCCAGTGACCGCGACCGCGCGCTGTGGGGTGCCCGCGGTGTAGTCGAAGGCGGCCGGTCCGCCTCGATCGAGCTCGATCCGGTCGTAGGGCGGGCCGTACGCCTGCGGCTCAAGGAAGTAGTCGGTGGCAGTGATCGTCACGCCACCCGAGGTGAGGGCCGAGACCGAGATGAGCGCGTTGCCGTCGAGCCACAACCGCCACCGGTGCGCGGTCTGCGGCGGGGGCCACTCGAAGTAGCGGGTCTCGATGATGGGCCGGAAGTGCCCGGCGTGCTGCTGAATGACGTCGTCAACGTCACCGGACGCCGCCTCGATGGCGCGGCCGATGCGGCGTTCGTCGTAGGCGCTCGCCTTGGATTCGAGAGCGTCGCGGACGTCCTCGATCGTGCAGTAGTACAACCCGGGCATTTCATGCCCTCCCTGTCCCTTGCTTTCTTGGCGTCGGCCCGCCGGACCGGCGCGCCGTGGGGAGTGCTATGAAGCTATGCAGTTGTCGGATAGTGAGCGCCTTGCGGTGCGATAAGCCGGCCGGACTTATGCCGGAGTCACCATAGCCCACGGATCATGACCAGACCCGAAGGGTTGTAGGTGGTGACCCCCGTGCAGGTCAAGGTCATTTTGGCCTTGGCTGCCGTGGAGGAGATGAATGGTTGCGCGAGGCTGGTCGTGACGTCGTAGCCAGCCGACAGGGCCCCACCGGACGACACGGTGGCGATCGTTGCCGGCGACCCTTCAGTGGTCGCCAGCGTCCACACCCCGGTAGTGCCGTCCGGCGTCGAGGCGGCCGGCGCCATCGTCCGCAGCCCGGTGATCAGCGCACCGACCGGCACGGTCGCGGTTAGGGTCACCCCATCGACGGCGACGCCCCACACGCCCCGGACGGATAGCCAGCGCTCCTGAAGTGTCTGCACCAGCTCGCCGCGATAGCCCATCGTGGCGTCCCAGACCATGGCCCCGGTGCCGGACGTGACGTCGCTGAGTCCCGTCGCGGGACGGCAGTTGATGAACTTCACCGGCGGCGGGTTCTGGTTGTTTCCGCCCGCCGCACTGGCATCGTAATTGACGACCGCATCGGGAGTGTCGCGTTGTAGCCAGGTGCAGTCGCGGAAGGTGATGCGATGCGAATTACCCCAATCGCCCACCCCCCAACCGACCTTCACCCCACCTGGAATGACACTGTCGGTGAAATTGTAGATCGATCCGTCGACTCCACCATACTTGATCCAGATGACGTCGCCGTACGTGTAGGTTCCGGACAGCGGGCCGGCGTCAAGGTCTCTGATCGAGACGTTGCCTTGGTTCCACTCGCTGTAGAGAATTGCGGCGTTATTGTTCTTGCCTTCCCATCTGAGGCCCTTGGCGGAGAACCCGCAGGTCCCGCTACCATGGGCGTTGCCGCGCAGGTTGAACAGATAGCCGGGGGCTATGAGGTTGACGCCCCAGTCGGACACGTCCATGCCGTGAATGTGTACGCCGCCGCCAGCGGCGAAATCAATAATCGGCGCGGAAGTTGACCAGTGCGAGCAGCCGTAAAACCACCAGTTGACGAACTGATCACTGGCGCCCACGGCAGGTATATATGCCCACGCTCCGGCGTCTTCCATGTTACGTGAATGGCAGTTTAGGAACAACCACTCCGAGTTATTGTCCGTCCCCAGCGGGGTAGCCAAATATTTCCACTTGCAGAAATAGCAGTTGACGAACTTGTAACCCTGGCCGGAATGCGTCGCGTTCGGCGCGAACAGCGTGCAGCCCGCCGTCCCGGCGTAGAAGCCGAGGTCCTGGAACTGGACCTGCTGCCAATAGTCGTTCGTGCACAGCGCGTCCGCCGACGCAGGCTTAAAAATGATGTTCGAGATGTCGTAGCCGGCTCCGACGAACTTAATGCCCGCTACCTTCGTGGCCAGCGCTTCGGCCCCGAGCAGGCCGCCCGTCGTGGTGATCAGGTAGTCGCCAGCAGGGACTTCGATGGCGACGCCGCCAACTTTGTCGATGTATGACAGGAACGCTGGCAGGCTCCGGGCGGCAGCCTTCGCGGCATGCAGGGCAGCCAGGAACGCCGCCGAGTCGTCGGTGATGCCGTCACCCTTGGCTCCGAACTGGGCCTTGACGTTCAGCCGTACAATGCTGGCATAGGTGTCCATACCTACTTGCGGCAGCGAGGCGACCGACGTAATGCCGTCGCCGACCCTGGCAACCCTCGTGTCGACCTCGTAGACCTGAATGCCTGGTCCGGGGATGCCACGGGCAGCGAGCTCGGCCGCGGTGCCGTACCACCGGGCGGGGACGACGGCGCCGGACTCGGTGCCCCTGATCCACTCAGCCGCCGTGATACTGGCCGGGTCGATGGCGTCGCCCGCCTCGTACTGGCGGCTCGCGGTCGGGAACGCCCGTGTCGTGTAGTACAGCATCACTTGATCCCT